CTGTTGGCTCCTTCCATGCGAAACCAAGCATGTTCTGCCACGCTGTCAGCCGTATCGTTACGGGCTGACGACACACCGAACACAAGAATAGATCCGCTTGTGAATGTGGCTGCACCCAGCTTGACTCGCATCTCGACACGCTGAATATCGTCGATGTCGAACGTCAACGCGTCGTTGTGATGCAAACCAAGAATCTGTGCCTGGCTGTCCGCCGTTAATGTCAGAATCGCGGCACCCGCACTTCGCACGTGCGTCGGTGGTGCGGCCCCTGTAACATCAGTCAGCCACGGCGTGCCAATGTTCGCCGACGTTGGAAACGTTACCGTCGTGCCTTCGAAGTCGTCGACATATTCCTGAAAGTCCTGAAGACCTGCCATTTCAATCACCTTTCAAAACGGGTCATCGCATTCCGCTACCGTTGGGAGTGCTTCAAAGAACGGCGGACCACGCGGCCCGCCGTGTTTCATCAGTCAGGCAATTACGCCCCGTTGTGCTTGTACAGTCCGCGATAGTCGATGGCGGCCACGCCAAATGTCTGACGCACCTTGTACTTGTAAACGTCCTTGTCGAAGTCCCACTCGTTTTCGAGCACCGGAGACTGTTCGCCTTCGAGGAACGTAATTTCGACCGTGTCAACTTGGCTGTTATTCGCAGCCAGGTACCAAGCCGTTGAGCTGTTAGCATCCAACAGTGGCTCGACAATAACTTTCAGTGGTCGATCACCGTTCGGCCCGTAGATGTTCTTGGTGTTGCTGTTGCCAGCCGCGGAACCGCCGACCGATGGATCTGCAATAGATCCCAGTAACTGCAGTGCCGTCGCAGAAATTGCCGCAGGAACGATCAAAAACGCTGGCTGAATGTTTAGGATCACGTCCGACCGTAGGCCCTTCTTGGTCATCATGGAGATAAACGCAGTGTTCAGCGTTCCAACTGCCGGAGCACCGGCACCCGTCGCATAGTTTGCGTGACCCCCGGCAGTCGTCTGAGCTGTCGCGTTGAACAACAGGCCAGTATCAGCCATTGCGGCATTCGCTGTCAGAACGCCGTAGACGGCCTGATTTTGCAAACGTCGGCACGCTGCTCCCTGCATTGCTGGAATGCGGCTGATAGCGTCAAGATCATCATTGACAACGGTTTCCCATGTCACTGTGAACATGTTGCCGTACTTGTTGATCTTGTACGTTTCCTTTGTGTCCGACATTCCCGCGTCTTTGTACTCCTGTCCTTCAGGGACCATTTCAGGAGTGCCCATTTCGCTAAATCGAATGCGGTTGATGTTTTTGAAGTCCGCAGTCGTTCCGGCATCTCGTGCCCACATGTTCCAGGTATATGGGGCTTCTTCGTATCCTGCCAGAAGCGTCTTGTTGGCCGCGTCAAGCAGAAGATTTGAAAAACTCCCAGTGGTGTGGTACGCATCACGCTGAATTCGGAATCGGTTCATTGATCCCGGATGTCCCATTGCAACCAGTGCGATATCCTTGGCAGCCATGCGTCGAACGTCGCAGCCCATCTTTTCCGCGTACATTTCGGCAACGCGGCCCAACTTCATGCTGACGAAGTCCTGATGTCCTGCGGCTGGATTTGCCAGCGTCTGGTTCCGCATTCCGCTGGCTCGCAGAGTTCGCATGATCAGACCATCACGGGCCGCTGCAAACAGCTTGTCATCGGCTGATTCTGTGACGCTGACACGTTCGGTCGACTGACCGGCAGGTTTATTGGCCATTCGCTCCAAGATCCTTGTTCTTGCGGTGTTGAGGTCAACGCCGTCGTCACACAGACTGTCGGCAACTGATCGCTCGATTTTGTGAACAGTGCAAAGAGCCTGAATCTCCTTGCGTCGCTTTGCGTCAGCTCGCAACGCGCGGCTGATAGCTTCCTCAACCTTCTTCTTGTCTTCTTCTGGATCAGTCGCACCGTCCATGTTCTCGACTTTCTTTTCCTCTGGTGGCGTCGTGTCGCCGTCCATGTTTTCCACCGGCTCTGGCGGTTCTGCTGTCGCAGACGTGCCAAGCTTGCCAACGACCCACGCCAAGATCTGGTTTGGGTCTGTCATGCCTTCTGGGAGCCCCATTGCTGCGAGCTGGCCCAATAGTGCCTCGTCCATTCTTTTCACCTTTCTTTCGAGGTCTGTGTAGGACCTGCGGACAGTTGAGTGCTCGTCTGCCCCAGTGGCACAGATCGAAGCGTTATGTGGCTGCCATCTCACATGGATGACCGCCGGACCATCGATCACCGCTCCGCGTTTTGTCGTGTAGCTTTGGCCATGCGGCACAAAGAGCGATTCCATTGGAACGGCTGTGATTGAAAAGTCTGTGATGTGTCCTTCATCCATTCGCGTTCGGATAACTTGCGATTCTGCATCGCTCGCAAATGACGGCACGCCGTGAAGCTCACCGTCGATGACTTGCATCTGGCGAATAGAACCAAAAATGTTTCTGACGCTTCTGTCGTCGTGCGAATCTACAATTGGGATCTGCGATTGATTGGCGCGAAGCACAACGCCATCCATCAACAAAACTTCATTGATGACGTACCCGCGATCCTCGTCGTATCGCCTGACCGGTGTTTCAGTGGCAATAACGACGTCGGAAACGCCTGACGAAATCCCTACTGACCGCATAACGACGGATGATGTTTTAAGCGGCTGCAGCTTGCGTTTTTTTGTAGTCATTTTCTTGCTTTCATTGCTGCAAGCTTTTCTTTGTTAGCCTTGATTCGAGCCTGAACTTCCTCCAGTTTTTTTTGCGTGTCAGCCTTTTTTGCATCAATGTCAGCGAGTGCCGATTGCAAAGCGTTTATCTCAGGCGTGTCCGTTTTTGGTCCGGACTCTTCCAGCTTGTTCAATTTTTGTTTCAGGTCTGCAATGTCCTGCTGTGCCTTTTTTGCTCGTGCATCCATCGTGGCTTGCACTGCATCACCTTTCGGCTTGCTATCGCTGCCCGTCTCGCTATCCGGCTTAGCGATTGTTTTTCCCTTCGGGCCGGTCTTTACCGCTCCGCCATCCGTAATAAACAACGCAACCCCGTCATCGTTTGAAACCCATCGCCCGCCCTTGCTGGCTCGCTCAACAGTATTCTCTGTCTCCGGAACCTGATCCAAATCTGTGTCAACCGTTCCGTCTGACGCATCCGCCAAGAGCATTTGCGCCGTCGCTTCAGTGAGCCCGAGCGACTGCAGAAACACCTTTGACTTCGTTTCGCTGGCAGTGCCTGCAATGAACTCCGCCAGAATATCTTCAATGGCTTTGCGATTACGGCCCCATTGCAGCCGGGACATTTCAGACATCTCACCGGCGGGCTGTCCGGGCTGTGGCATTGCTGACGCTGCGGCCATTTGCTGCCCTTCGGCCTGCGTTGCGTCGACGTTAGCCATGTCGGCAGTCACCAGTCCGAGTTGCCGCTTCAGCTTTTCTTCCTTGGCTCGCTGGTAGAACACGTTTTTCCAGTGCTTACCACGCTGTCCAAGTTCGTCTTGGTAGGTGCTTTGGAACGAGTTCAACGCAGAATCTGACGCGGCCTGTTCGCTTTGTGGGTCTACCCATTCCCATGCGGGAGTCTGCCACTCGACCGCAGTCGCGGCACGACGGTCGGCAAGTATCTCGGACATCGACGGAAAGCCGTCGACGCCTGCAGTCGCAGCCTGATCACAGAATCGATCCCAGATCGGCTGGCACATGTGCTGTACGTCATAGCGTTGCCACCTACGGAAACGACGACGATCCTCGAGCATACTTGTGCGGCTGCTGCTGTAGCTCGTGCCGCTGTAGTTCCGGCTGACAACTTCGTACGACAAACCTGTGCCGACCGAAATGCCTCGCAGCATCAGATTGATCCACGGTTCCGACGCTGAGTTTGGACGCCCCGGATTGATTGATTCAACCGACTCGCCTGGCTGCAATCTGACAACCATCGCCGGTTCAAGATACTCAAACTGATTGCCGCGTTCGTCGCTGCTTTCGTCGTCGGTTGATGGCATCAGGCCAGTTCCGCCGCGTCCGTTAGTCGTGATCGCGACGCCAAAACATGAGGCAACTGCTGACGCCTGAATTTCGTTGTCGACGTATACGCCGAGATCTCGCAGCCATGAAAGCACTGGAGCAAACCACGACACGCCGCGAGTTTGCCCAATCCGGTCGACTCGGTACAAATGCAGGATCTCTTTCGCGTCGATCCGTACCGGAAGAACACGGGTGGCGTATGGCCCGTTTGGATGCTCCGGATAGATCCAGTACGCAAGCGGCTTGCCGAGGTCATCAAGTTCCACGCCTCGAATTACCTTGTTGCCGTCTCGACTGTGGATCTTGTACGTGTCTTTATCGGTAGCCAGTCGGTCGGCCTCGATCAGTTCCAAGGCAAGCGGCACAGGGCGATAGATGCCCCGGTACTTGTTTGACGGAGTGTTCACAAGGTGAATCAGCACCTCGCCCGCTTCGACCATTTCACGCTGTGCGAGTTGCTGAATTTCAGCAAAGTTCAGACGCCCGTTGACGTCACAAACTTCGCACCATTCCTGCCAAACCTTGTCACGGACTTCGTTGACATCTTCGACGTCTGTGCCTTCCGGCGTTTCTACTTGTGACTGTGCGGTGATGCCTGTTCCAATTACCGAACTGACGATTGTGTCGACAACGCCCCAAGCATAAGCATTATCGCGGACCAACGCGCGGGACCATGCTCGAAGCGAATCCGCACCAAACGGCCCGAGCAGTTCACTGTCTGCTGACTGGTTTTTCGGTTTCTTGTTGTTCGTCAACCGGCTGGCTTCTGCTCCAGCGTACATTCGCTCAAGCGTCTTGCGTTGCTGCGTTCGTCGCACTGCAGCCGCAGGACTAAACACGCCGATAATTTTATCAAGGGCCGTGCCGATCATTGGCGAGCCCTCTGGAACTTGGCGACTCGGAACATGCTGCCAGAGCCTGACTCGCGGTCGGCTTCCATTTGCAGCATTCGGCGTTGCTCAAACAGCGTCGGCAAGTCAAGCGACGTCACCGAACGTGAGCCGATCGAGTACGAGGAAGCCCCTCCAGTCAGGAGTGCTTCAATCGCTGCGTCGATCTGTGCGAGTAGTGAGGTCGCTGTTGCCATGCCCGCATGATTGCGGTGTCATGTGGCGTAGCGATAGGGCAAACATGGGTGTGGTTTATATGCCGTGTAAATCCTATTCCTTCCACGTTGCTCCGCAGAATCCGCACTTGCAGTACCTTGTCCGCCCTTGAGTGCTGACGACTCTTGAAAACGACTTTCCGGCAGTTTCCTCATTAGCCGCCCGCAAGGCAGGGCATGACGCGCAGTCTTTCGGAACGAATGTTGTCACCCGAGCCTTCGGCTTAACGTCTTCGGAGACTGTTAACCCAGCCACCGACTCGCTTTTTGGGGACTCCATGACGCTGGCCTGCTGGCTTTCCAGTTGGCGACTTCGGTTCTGCTTGCTCATTTGCGGCTTTCGTTCTTGGAGTAACTGAAGGGCCATCGGGGTTCTCTGTTGTCGGTGAAAGGAGATAAATGCCACGGGCACTTGCCGCAGCCGCTGCCATGTATGTTGCATCGAGCCAGTGATTATTGTCGTTGATTACGTTCCAG